CGCCTCGTTCGCCTTCAACGCGTCCTTCTCCGACACGGCCACGGGTGCTGACACCGTTTCCGCAGGCCCTGCGTTCAACGTCTCCTTCTCCGACACGGCCACGGGTGCTGACACCGTTGCCGTCGCAGCCTCGACCTTCGGCGCGGCCATCTCCGACACGGCCACGGGTGCCGACGCAGTCTCCTCCACGGGGACTTTCAATGTCTCGGTGAGCGATACCGCTACGAGTGCTGACACCGTTGCCGTCGCAGCCTCGACCTTCGGTGCAGCCTTCTCCGACACTGCCACAGGGGTGGATGCCTTCAGCGCCACTGCCGCGTTCAGCGCAGCCTTCTCCGACACCGCCACGGGCGCGGACAGCCTGCTGGCCGGGCTCTCCTTCAGCGCAGCCTTCTCCGACACTGCCACGGGGGCAGACGCGGTCTCCACGATTGCCACGCTCGGCGTCGAGTTCTCGGACGCAGCCACAGGTGCGGACGCAGTCTCCGCTGCCGCAACGCTCAACGTGTTCTTCTCCGACACGGCCTCGGGGCTTGACGCCCCTGCCGTTGCTGCGTCGACCTTCAACGCGAGCTTCAGCGCCTCAGCGATTGGGCAGGACACCCCTGCCGTGGCCGGTTCGACCTTCAGCGTCTCGTTGAGCGAGACAGGCGCGATCACCGACGTCGTCGTTGGGGGTTACCTCTGGAATCCGATAGATGACACCCAGAGCGCAAACTGGCAGAATGTGATAACGGCGCAGTCCCCGGGATGGGTGCAGATCAACGACGCGCAGGGCCCGAACTGGGTCGAGATCCAAACTTGAGGTCATCATGGCAAGTTACACCGCACTGCTCAAACTGACGCAGCCGGATCTGGGCGCTACGGGCTGGGGCACCACGGTCAACAGCGGTGTGACCGCGCTTGTTGAGCAGGCTGTTGCGGGTGCAATCAGCGTAGCGGTGACCACCGCAGGACCGAACACGCTTAGTGCGATTGCCAGTGGCGCTTCATCCGATGCGCGGAATCAATTCATCGTCCTCACGGGCACCTTGTCGGGACCTGCCACCCTCACCGTCCCCGCTGCGCCGGGTGCGACAAGCTCCAAGCTGTACTTCATCAAGAACAGCGCAGGAGATGCCGTCACGGTAACGACGTCTGGCGGCACCAGCGTCAGCGTGCCCAACGGCAGATCGATGATGCTCAAGGTCACCACCGCAGGGGTGGAAGAGGCGATGACGCACGTGGCGTCGCTGACCCTTGGAACCGCTCTTGCCGCGACCTCTGGGGGCACTGGGCAGAGCAGCTACGCTGTGGGTGATCTGCTGTACGCGGGCACAACCACGACGCTGGCCAAGCTCGCCAGTGTCGCCACGGGCAACGTGTTGCGTGCCGGGGGTGTGGGTACCGCGCCTGCTTGGGGCAAGGTCGCCTTGACGACGGACGTGACGGGCATTCTGCCCGCCGCCAACGGCGGCACTGGGCTTTCGGCTCCGGGCACTGCGGGCAACGTGCTGCGCTCGGATGGTGCGGGGAACTGGGTGAGCGGCACGCTCGCCTCCGCGACGACGTCGGCTGAAGGCCTTGTCGAACTCGCCACCGACGCCGAGGTGCGGACTGGCACCGACACCACGCGGGCGATCACGCCCGATGCGCTGCGCAAGGGTGCGTTGGTGTTGGATACCGTTCAAGCAAGCACTAGCGGTACACAAATTGATTTCACGGGAATACCCGCCTGGGTCAAGCGAATTACCGTGATGTTTGCGGGTGTAAGCACCAACGGAAGCAATTTTATTGACATCCAAATCGGTGATTCTGGGGGTATAGAAACTACAGGGTATACCGGCGCTCAGACAAACATCATAGGTGGTGGTACTGGGGGTAATAACTATAGCGGTGACGCGTTTGAGCTTCGTTACAACGGTACTGTGTACACTCTTTCAGGCCATTTTGTTTTGACTTTGCTCAACTCTGCGACAAACTTGTGGGTGGGGTCTGGTGTACACGGTGTTGACTCCGGCCTTGCCGCGATGTGTTTTAGTGCAGGCCAAAAAGCACTCTCAGGGACGCTTGACCGTCTGCGTATCTCCGCAGGGGGCGACACCTTCGACGCGGGCTCCATCAACATCCTCTACGAGTAACCCATGAACTTCGACGCAGCATTCGACGTTCTCCTCAAGCATGAGGGCGGGTTCGTCAACCACGCCGCTGACCCGGGCGGCAAGACCCGCTACGGCATCACCGAGGCTGTGGCACGCAGGGTGGGCTACCGGGGCGACATGCGCGAGCTGCCGCTTGATCTGGCCAAGCGCATCTACCGTGAGGACTACTGGAACGCTGTCCGTGCTGAGCAACTGCCCCCTGCGGTCCGCTACGCCGTCTTCGACGCTGCGGTGAACTCAGGCCCTGCGCAGTCGGTGCGCTGGCTACAGCGGGCCCTTGGCGTGACGGACGACGGTGTCATCGGCCCCCAGACCATGTCTGCGGCCAACCAAGCCAACCCCGACGCGCTCCGCGCCCGCCTCGTGGCCCAGCGCCTGCGCTTCATGACCAACCTCGGCACCTTTGACGATTTCGGTCGCGGGTGGACCCGCCGCTGCTGCGACATCCTGACCATGTGAGGCCGCTATGACTGCTCTCGCCGTCGCGTTGCTGCTTGCCGCAGCCCCGGCCCCTGTGGCCGAGTATCGTGAGGGTGGTGCGCGGGTTGAGTTGTACGCCGAGGCGGGTCCTTGCGTGGGGAGCGCCCGGTGGGCGGTGTTTCTCCAAGGCCCGGTGCGTGTGCCGGGGTGCTGGCTTCTGACGGGAGACTCTGTTCAAATCGCGTGGCTGGACGGTGATTTCACCAGAGTGCCAGCGCGTGTGTTCCGTAAACCGGAGGTTCTATGAACGCAACCATCGTCGCGTCGCTTGTGCGACACATTCTGACCGCTGTCGGCGGCGGTTTCTTCGTCTCTTGGGGCCTGGACGGCGATGCCGTCAACGCCGTGGTCGGCTCTGTGGCTACCCTTGCGGGTATCGGCTGGTCGGTGTGGGACAAGCGTCGCTGAGCTGAGTCTGCCATGCCGCTGAAAAACTAATTATGGACAGCTTCGTTTACTGCTGGACAGACCGCGCAACAGCCAAGTTGTATGTAGGGCTGCACAAGGGCCGTACAGACGATGGCTATGTGTGTTCTTCTAGGCATATGCTTAAAGCATACGAAGCTCGTCCTAGTGATTTTTCACGTGAAATTTTGACAGTCAACACGTACGATGTATGCCGTACTTTTGAAGCCGCAATCATCCGGGCGATGTTTGCGCAGAATGTCTCTTGCTACAATCTAAACGTAGCTGGCGCGATCCGATATACCGAAGAAATCAGAAAAAAAATAAGCCGTACCCATAAAAATAAAACTATTTCAGAAGCGCACAGGGCTGCTATACGTGAATGGAATGCAAACAAGCGTTCTCCAGCTTCTCAAGAAACGAAAGACAAAATACGCCAAAAAAAGCTAGGCGTTAAACGGGCTCCGTTTAGCGAAGAGTGGAAAGCACGAATTGCGGCGGGTATGAAAAAACGGGTGAACCCGCCAGAGTTTGGTCTTGCTATTACAGCCCGTCAGCTCGGTAGTAAGCGTGGGCCGCTAACAGAGGCGCATAAAGATAAGCTACGTCAGGCCAGTACCGGTAAAAAGCACACTGTGGAGACCGTAGCCAAGCTCAAAGAAGCAAAAGCGACTGTCTCTGACGACACAAGAAAAAAACTTAGCGAGGCTAAAAAAGCCTATTGGGCTAAGAAAAAAGGAGCCAGCGATGCCCCTTAAAGCCTTACGGCTCAAACCCGGAATTTTTAGAGAAGCCACCCGGTATACGGGTGAAGGCGGATGGTACGAGTGCGACAAGGTGCGCTTCCGCTCGGGGCAACCTGAGAAGATTGGCGGCTGGCAGCAGGTCAACAACGACCAGTTCCTTGGTTTTGCACGGGCGCTCTGGCCTTGGGATGTCTACCTCGGTCTGGGCACCGAGGTTAAGTACTACGTCTACTACGGCGCGTACTACGACATCACGCCAATTGACACCTATGCGCTGACCAACCCGTTCAGTGCGGTTGACGGCTCCGCCGTCATTACCGTGGCGCACACCAGTCACGGTCGGCTTGTCGGGGACTACGTTCAGTTCGACAACGTCACAGGCCTTGGCGGCAACATGACGCAGGCTGTGCTTGAGCTGGAGTATCAGGTAACCGAGGTCGTCAACGCCAACAGCTACAGGTTCAACGCACGAGATCCGAGCACGGGGGCGCCCGTGCTGGCGAATGCTACAGACCAATCACCGGGCTCTCCCGGTGGCGGCTCCGTCACGGCGCAGTATCAGCCCAACATCGGCACGCCGATTCAGTACCCACCTCCGGGTATTCTTACGGGCTGGGGCGGCGGCACTTGGGGTAGCGGCGTCTGGGGCGGCAGCTTGACGCCTTTCGTACCTACGCAGATCAACCTGTGGAACGCGTACAACTTCGGCGAGGATTTGATCTACGGACCCAAGGGCGGCGGGGTGTACTACTGGGACGCTTCGGCAGGGTTTACCGCACGCGGCACCAACATCGCGGACGACCCCGGCGCTTCAGACGCGCCGCTCGCAGCCAACTACCGCATGGTGTCCGATGCGTCGCGCATCGTGCTGTGTTTTGGCACCACGCCTATCGGCGCGACAAGTCCGTCAGACCTCAACCCGATGCTGATCCGTTGGTCGGATCAGGAGGACTACCTCAACTGGACGCCGTCGGCCACCACGCAGGCGGGCGACTTGACACTGTCCCGGGGCTCCGATATCCGCGCCGTGGCGCAGACCCGGCAAGAGATCCTCATCTGGACAGACATCGCGCTGTACTCACTCCAGTACCTCGGCCCGCCCATCGTGTGGGGCTCGCAGATCCTCGCGGACAACATCACCATCGTCAGCGACCGTGCATGGGCAGTGGCGGCAGGCGTCACCTACTGGATGGGCGACGAGAAGTTCTACGTCTTTGACGGGCGGGTGCAGACGCTCAACTGCGACATCCGCAAGTTCATCTTCGACGACTTCAACGCGAACCAGAACCTTCAGGTCTTCGCCTCTACCGTGGAGCAGTTCAGCGAGGTGTGGTGGTTCTACTGCTCCATCACTGGCCCGGACGGCACGGGCACGCCTGCCAATCCCAACACGGTGGTCGACCGCTACGCGGTCTTCAACTACGCCGAGAGGATCTGGTACTACGGCTCCTTGGGGCGCACCGCGTGGCTCGACGCCAGCGTCCTCTCCAACCTGCCCATCGCTGCGGACTACAACCGCCGCCTGCTCAACCACGAGACAGGGTGCGATGACGCGTCTACACCAGAGGCTGCGCCCATCGAGGCCTACATCACCTCGTCCCAATTCGACATCGACGACGGGCACAACTTCGGGTTCGTGCGCCGGATGCTGCCCGACGTGACGTTCACGGGTTCGACGGCGACGGTTGAAAATCAGTCCATCACGATGGCGCTGCTGCCGCTCCAGAACTCGGGCTCGGGTTACACGCGGGGTGTGGACAACGTCAGCCCTGCGGCCAACATGTCGGTGGCGCTGACCAACGAGGCAACCGTGCAGCGTGATGCGGACAACGGCATCGAGCGCTTCTCGGGAACAGTCACGCCGTACGACGGCAACCTGTACATCCGCGTGCGCGGCAGGCAGATGTCGCTGCGCGTTGCTTCGACCGGACTGGGTGTGCAGTGGCAGTTGGGTACGCCGCGCATGGACGTGCGGCCTAGCGGGCGCAAGAGTTGAGCTTCCTCAGCAAGCCCACCAACCCGGCGCTGCCCCTGCCGACGCCGGACTACTCACGCCAGTACTTGGACTCGCACAACAATGTGCTGCGGTTGTTCTTCAACCAGATCCAGAACGTCTTCGACAAGGTGCTGGGCCGCAACGGTGGGCAGTTCATCGACTGCCCCAATGGGCTGTTCTTCAACACCCAAGACCAACCGTTCCCTGCGAACAACACGGCGGAGCCGATCGAGTTTGACCAGACGTATCTGAGCAACGCGGTGCGTCTGTGGGACCCCGTAACAAACACGGCCAGTACAACGCAGGTTCAGGTACTCGTCAGCGGTGTTTACAACTTCCAGTACACCGGCCAGTTGTTGAGTTCCAGCGGTAACGCCAAGTCAGTATCGGTGTGGATTGCACGCAACGGCACCAACATCAGCTATTCCACACGTATCCACACTGTCAAAGACAACGGACACTACGGTGAAATAACGTGGAACTTCAACATCGACCTTGCTGCGGGTGAGTACATCGAGTTGAAGATGTCCGTGAACACGGACTTCGCCCAGATCCAGCTCGAAGCACCGCCCGCCACCACACCATACCCCGCTGGCGCATCGTCAGTGATGTCTGTAAACTTCATCGCCCCGCTCCCTGAGCCGAGGCCGATTCTTCCGTGAGGTAACACCATGATAGGTGCCGATAGAGATGATCCGGGTACGCAGTTCAGTGGGATAGACGCGGCTTCTGCGAGCAACGCGAGTACTGGGTCTGACCCGACAACGGTAAACGATCCGTTCTCGTATTTTGACCCAGTTACAGAGTCTTACTTTTCGGGGGCCGCTCCGGGTAGGGGTGGGGCGGATCGTGACTACGGTACTGATTTCTCTACAAGCCCCGGAATGCTTATACGGGAGAGCACAACTCTCCCGGCTATCCAAGAAATAATAAACGAACAATACTACAAAGAGCTGAGTGACCGTATCTCTGCTAATCGTGTTGGAGGTAGGGAAAGTTATGCCTATGGAATGGAAGACTTTCCGACAGGCCAGACTCCATCATTCGGAATGCTTGAAGAAGCGGGCCTCCTTGGTGGGGCTCGACCGTCGTATGCTGCTCCCGCCACCCAACCAACTGCCACCCAACCAACAGGGCCTAGGCTGGATGCACCAGTCTATGGCCGAAGTGGGATGAACGAGCGCGAAGCAGTACGTGCGCTTGTCGGTATGGGATATGGCGGTTTAGAAGGACTCAATCCCAACAACCCTGACCAGACTGCGCAGCAACTGCTGAACTCGTTTCGTGCCAACGATTTCCTCACCGAATACGGACCTTCGTTGTTCACAGCAGGGCTCCCTCCGGGTATGGGACTGGCGTTCAACGCGATCCGCTCGGGTGCAAATGTGCTCTCTGGGCGGACAACGCCGGGTCAGGCTTTGATGGGTGTTGGGCTGGATGCTTTGGCGAGCAAGCTCGGTATCCCGGGTGGTGGCCCGGCGCTCGGTGATTTCCTCGAAGGGCGTGTTGGGTCCGCCGCAGGGCGTGCAGCCTCTGGGCTGGCAACCGGTGCTCTTGGCCGTGCAGGGCTTGGTGCGCTCGCACCTATCGTCGCGAAAGAGACTAACCTTGGTCCTGCCATCCAAAAGAGTGTCTCTGACGCGGTTCAACCGCAGCCTAAACAGGGTACTAGGTTCGTCAGCTCCATCACTGATGCGATCAACCGGGGTGCACAAGGCATCATGGGGCTGTTCGGCGGGACTCCTTCAGCGCCCATTCCTGCAACGTCGGGAGTGACCACTCCGACGCGTGCCTACACTACGCCTGATTTCAACCCGTACGAATCTGGCGGGAACGAACCCCCCGCTGCGGCAACCGCCCCAACAACCCCCGCTGCCACAACACCTGAAGCCACCACACGACGCTTGTTGTACGGTACAGCCCAAGGACCCTACGGGCCGTTGCTGGCCTATGATTTTGGAGAAGCGTGATGGACCCATACTTGCTTTACGGTGACAGTTACACCGAGCCCTACATGGATGACTCCGGTGTGGGGGGAGTTGAACCCGAGATGTTTGGTTTCAACGAAGATCGTGACTATGGCGGCTCCGGTTTCGACCTCAGCAGGCTACTGCGCGGTGCAATGGGCTTTGCGTCGACCCCCAAGGGACTGCTCAGCATCTTGGCAGCACTCGCCAGTGCGAAAGACCGTCGGCGCGGAACCAAACCCACCGGGGGCGGTGTCTCCTACGGCATGACGGCACCACGTCAACTTGTTGAGGTGAAGAACCCCGGCAAGTACAGTGACCTCGTGCGCTATGCAGCCGACGGTGGCCTGATGCACGCTTACGCCCAAGGAGGGCACGTCAACATGGAAGACGGTGGCTTCGTTCTGACCGAACGAGCCGTCAAGGGAGCTGGCGGGCCGCGTGGTTTGGCGGCGGCGCTGCCTCAGGCACGCATGATTCGCGGTCCGGGGACTGGCACAAGCGACAGCATCCCAGCGACAATCACTGGGTCCAAAGGACAGACTCCGGCACGGGTGTCAAACGGCGAAGCCTACGTCCCCCGACGTGCAGTGCAGGAGGCTGGTGGTCCCAAACGCATGTACGGGCTGATGAGTGCCCTTGAGAGGAGAGCGTGATGGCTGACGTCACCACTACCACCCCACCGCCCGCTATCGACCCGTCCCAACTTCGCGCCGGTCGTCTACGGCATGTTGGGCAAGGGGTTCGAAGCGGCGAACATGCCGTTCACCCCGTTCACCGGTCAGCGCTTTGCGTTTGGGCAGATGGACCCCACCACGGGTCAGTACGGTGCAGGGTACTCGCCTCTGGAGTCTCAAGCCTTCGCGGGTCTCGGTGCGATCAACCCGTACAGTCCGACGCAGTTCAACACTGGCCTGGGGCAGGTTGGCTCCGTGCAGGACTACATGTCGCCGTACATGTCGGCGGTGACTGACATCGAGGCTCGGGAAGCTCGACGCGAAGCGGACATTGCACGCCAAGCGGAGCAGGGGCGGCTCGCCCGTGCCGGGGCTTACGGCGGCAGCAGGCAAGCCATCATGGAGGCCGAGCGCCAGAGGAATCTCGGCACGCAGATCGGGGACATTCGCTCCAAGGGCTTGCAGTCTGCCTACGACCGGGCGATGGAGCAGCGGCTCGCAGAATCCGAAATGGGGCTCAAAGCGCAGAAGTACGGGGAAGAGTCGCAGCAGTTCGGTGCCGAGTACGGACTCAAGTCCCTCGCCGATCAATTGGCCGCAGGCAAGGAGCAGCGCCGGATCGCACAGGAGCCGTTGGACTTCGGCTTCAAGCAGTTCGAGGAGTCGGTGGCCGCGCCTCGGGGGGCGGCGACGTTTATGTCGTCACTGTTGCAAGGGCTCCCCGTGCGGGCCAACATGTACGAGCCCGGTACGCAAGGACAGTCAGCGATTTCCGCAGGGCTCCAAGGCGGGCTCGGTGCGTACAACCTGATGGACTATTTCTCTAGGGCTGGGAAGTGACCATGATGAACGCTGGACTTGGGGCTATCGCCCCCCGTAACCCCAATCCGATGGCGTCTCAACCGCAGCCGTTCCAACAACTGCTTGCGCTGAATGAGGCTGTCAAGACAGC